TAAATGAACCTTCACCAGAACTATCTTGAATTAAAACAAATGCATCAAATCTATCCGTTCCATCTAGTACTAAATTAGAACCTTCATCTATTATTATCGTTTGATATGTACGAGTACTAACTGAGTTAGTCATATCAGCATAATTTCTTGCATAATAAAATAATTCTGGAGCTGAAGATGCTACAACAATTTGAACAAACGCACCTGTTGTTCCAAATTCAATCGTTGCAATAGAGTTTGTAACTCCTGTTGTGTATATAAGACCACTATTGTTTATACCATCAGATGTTTCAGAAAATTGTAGTTCAAAGTTATCTACAGTTATTTTTGCATACAATGAAGAATCAGATAAATCAAAGTAATATGTATTACCTTCAAATAAAACTAAAGGTGGTTGTACTTCATCATTAAAAGTATAAGAGTAAGAAATACCATCATCATTTAAGATAGCTTTAACTTTAATTGTAAATGTCTGTGCGACTGGTGTAAATATTGAAGTACCATTAAGAATTATATTTTCGCCATCATCAAAGTCTTGTTCGTTTTCTAAAATAATACCTTCTGGTGTTTTAAGTTCTGTTCCTTGTTCTAACTCAATACCTTCATTATTGTTCGTACCATCACTTTCTTGTTCTAATCTTATAACATCTGCAAAACTGGTGTCAAGTAGTTGGGTAGAAGTATTATACCCCTTGACAGTTCCTGTATGACTTGTTAAAGTGTTACCAGCTGCAAAAGTTCCTGTAACATCTTTAAGAACAAAGTGAGCTATAGGAGATATTTCTGGTGGGTCAATAATTCTATATCTTAAACCACCATCTGCAATATTAAATGATTGAACTGCACCAATATTAGTTGTGGTTGCAATAAGTTTTGTACCTGTACCAGATGTAGTTTCTGATACTGTAATTGTTGGAAGTTTGGTATAACCATTACCTCCATTAACAAAAGCTTTAATAATCTGTCCAGCTTCTGCCTCATTTGCAAATGTTCCATTTTCTAAAACAAAACTATCTGTTGGTGTTTGGTATGTATCTAGAAGTTCTTCTTCGACTTCAGTAAGTATACTATGATTTGCATTTGTAGAACTTGGGTCAGTACCATTTAATACTAGTTTATCATTATTAGAAT